TCGTTCCAGGGCCTCGGCATGCACCACCTCGTCGAGGCAGAGGACGTAGATTGGAAGGTCAGGCATCTGCCGCTGGATCGACCGACAGAGGAGCCAACCCTCTGTCTTGTACTGCTTGTCGAACATTGTGCAAATCGCCAGCATGAGCTCAGTCCTAGTAGATTCCGTAGATGTCCGTGTACTTGATGTGCGCCGTGTCGCCGCTGACCTGGATGCGCAGCTTGATCGTCACGTCCAGGAAGGTGTCCGTGCCGCCCAGCGAGCGGGTGATGGTGCTCTTCTTGACTGCCTCCGTGGTGCCGCTCTCGGTGTAGAGCGCGCTGTCGCCTCCGATGGAAACCTCGGCCTCGGCCGTCTGGGTGCCGGAGGTGGTCCAGAGACCCAGGACCACCCTGTAGCTGGCAAAAGCGTTGGCCGAATCGACGACGAGTCGGAACTGCTTCTTGGTCACCAACGTGGTGCCGGTCTCGGTGAACTCCGTGTCGTCGGAGAAGAGCAGCACGGGCCCACCGCCACCACCGCCCCCAGGAAGATTGCCGACCTGAACCTTCTTCTTGACATTGCCCGCAGCCGAGTCCTCGATGAGGATGAGGTCAGCGGAGACCGGCGTGGCCTTCTCCGTGATGGCGCTGATCTCGGCGGCCACGTTATCGTGGATGGCATCAGCGTCGCTGCCGGTGGGCAGGTTGCCAATCTGGACCCGCCGCTTGGCGTTCCCGTCGGCCACGCTCTCGATGACCATGAAGTCGCCACTGACCGGCGTGACCTTCTCCGGCGTGGTAGAAATCTCACCGGTCTCGTTCGAATGGTACGCACCGAGGTCCTTCCCGATGGACTCGCCGTCCTGGGTGAGCTGGGACTCGTTGCCCTGGTCATCCTCGTAGTAGAGCTCGGTGTCGCCCTCGGTGGTCCTGGTGTAGAGGAAGCCGGTGTCGGCCACGTTGGTCGGCTTGGTCGTGCGGTTGTAGAGCTTGAGCTGCTTGGCGGCCCCCTCGGTGTGATCCTTGTCGAGGATGGCATTGACCGAGCCGGCCGGCAGGTTGCTGGCATCGCCGACCATCTTGGAGGCCGGGGTGTTGGTCAGCTGGACTCGTTTTTTTGCGTTGCCTGCGGCTGTGTCCTCGATGAGGATGAGATCTGCCGCTAGGGGCACGCCCTTCTCGGTGACGGCTGCGATCTCACCGGTGACATTGTCGTGGATGGCGTTGGGGTCCGACCCGCCACCACCAGGTAGGTTCCCAATCTGGACCCTGCGCTTGACGTTGCCTGCAGCGCTGTCCTCGATGACCAGCAGATCGCCGGCGACGGGGACGCCCTTCTCCGTGATGGCCGCGATTTCTCCACTGACGTTGTCGTGGATGGCATCGGTGTCGGAGCCGACAGATCCCTCCAGCGAGGCCACGCGGGCACGAAGGCAGCCGGCGGGCTGGTTGCCTGGGTTGGTCCCGACCTCTTTCGCCACAGCATGCAGCTTGTTCCGCATGGTGTGAATCTGGCTGACCCTGGTCTCATCGGCGCCGTTGCTCAGGTCCGGCTGGTTGGTGAAGGCATCCGGGTCCTGGGTAGTCGGATATGTGGTACTCCACTCTTTGATAGCCATGACCCTGCTCCTACATCGCGCTGCCGGTGTCGGCGTCGGTGATGGTGACGGTCGAGAGCTGCGGGAACTCGATCGGGTTCAGCTCGATGTCCGCCCGCTGGCCGTTCAACAGCAGGCCCAGGGTGCCCTCGTCGACCTTGCGGACGCCCGCCGAGTCCCTGATGACGTTGAAGATGTCACTCCAGGCGAGCTCGCCGACGATGGTGCCCTGGGCGTCCTTCAGGTTGGCACCAAAGTCGATGTCCGGGTTGTCCAGGCCGTCCGAGAGCTGCGCCGCAAAGAAGTCCTGCAGGTTCTCCCTGATGGTTGACCCCACGCTCGACGCCACGTAGCCCTGCCGGATGTAGACCCGGGCGCTGACCGCCACGCTCTTGAATGGCGCAGCCTCGGTCTCGAAGGAGAACGTGATCGTAGGCGGTTTGTTGTTGACGATCTCGTTGTAGACCGAGGTGAGGAGCGTGGAAGACGGCGTGGCCGGCAGAATCCTACCGGAGTCGAGCTTGGTCCCCTGCGCCACGATGTAGAGGATGCCCGTGTTCTCCGTGATGCCGGCGTACTCGTTGGCTGTGACCATCACGGCGCGAGCAACTCCACGAACCGAACGCGCCACCGTCTCGAAGTCCTCCCTGGTGACGGTGCGGTTGAGGACTCGCAGGGAGGCAGGAACCTGGACTCGAGCCTCGTCCAGAGTCATACGATCCACGCCGCCGGAGGCCGCAGCCTCATTGGTCACGGAGACCACCGCCGCAGTGGTATCCACGAAGTAGAGAGAGTCTTGCAGCACCGAGACGCGGCCCACCTCCACGTTGCCCTCGCTGCCGCCGCCCACCTTGTAGATGAACTTGATCTCACCCTGGGGGATGGACCCATTCACCCCATTGCCAAAACGAACATGAGCCTTGTCCCTGTCGTCGACCTGGATCAAGAAGACCTTGTCGTCGGCTCCATAACCGAGGAAGGAGCTGACCTTGGAGTACCCACCATCCTCGGCCTCCACGCCCTGAATCAGGGTCGTACCGCTGTAGACCGGGGAATCGATCGAGTCGTCGATGAACGGCCGGTTGGCCAGGATGAACTCCTGGTCTGGCTCGTCGGTGGACTCACGGGTCTCAGTCCTGAGCTCGGCCTGCTCGGCCTGCACAGTGACCTCGGTTGATCCAGCGGTGATGGTCACCTCGGTCAGGGTGATGAACTCCAAGGGCTCCTCGGGGTCTGTGGTCCGGACCACCGTGCCCTTGGGGATGATCAGATTGGAGGTGTAGGAGCTCGGGATTGAAAACTTGAGGGTGACCGTGGCGGCTGCCGCCCCGCGAAGCGTGTAGCCGAACAGGTAGGCCAGACGGATGGCCGAGATACGCTGGGAGAGCGTGGGCCAGAACGATTCGGCGGCGTGTCCGTCCATGTAGAAGTGCATGGTGTCACCAACGTGGGCGAACAGCTCCAGCAGGATGTTGCCGAAGTTCGCCACGTTGAAGTCGGTCCACGTGGGAAACACAGACTGCACCAACCCCTGAAGACGAAGACGCAGACTCTCGAAGTCCCGATCGGTGTAGTCGAAGTTGTTTGCCGGCAGCAGGCTACTCATACGCTCACCTCTTGCTGGACGGGGCCAATGATCACGTTGTTACCCTCGGTGGCCCCGGAGATCACCGACCAGACGACCTTCACCCTGATGACGTTGCCATCGACCACAGCTGAGGCCTCGCTGATCATCACGCGGGCCTCGTAGGTTGAAATAGCCTCGGCGAGCTCGTTGGTCAAAGCGTCTGCGAGGAGTCTGGTGCCACCCCTGTGGCGGTATGCCTCGAGGTCGACGCCAAAGTCGGGGCGCCACGGCAGCTCACCCGGCCTGGTGCCAAGAATCTGTGCGATGCAGGACCGCACGAGGGCTTCGCCTCCTGCCGCTACGAAGTCTCTGCCGCTGATGCGCTGCAAGGGCGTAATGAGTCCATAGCCCAGGAGGCTTCGCTGCAGGACGTCTGTATCTCGGGCGGACACCTTGTATCACTCCTACGAGTTCGTCAGCTCGGCCAGGGCCAGCTCCGGGATTTCGAAGGCCCGGCCCAACACCGCGTTGCACACTGCCTCTGCAATCACCAGCGCGTTGTAGATTATGGAGAGAGTCTGTTGCATGAAGCCCAGCGGCGGAAAGTCCGTGGCCGATGGATCCGTGTCACCGATTGCCGACTGTGCGCCCGTGATTTGCTCCTTCACCTCTCTGACCTTCTTCCCTGCAGGTCCGGGCAGGTAGGCCTCGATGGCATCAAGAATGCTCAGGAAGGTGCCGATGGTCGTCGTCACCACCTCCATGATCTGCATGAGGCCGGCCATGTCCTGGTTGAGCTTGCGCTTGGCGCAGTTGCCCATGCCGATGAGCACCGTGTCGTTTTTTGCCTGGCCGCGGGCGATGAGGTTCTTTACTCCCGTGACCTTGGCGTCGATCGTCTCGATGAGACTGAGCATGTCCTCGACCAAGGCACGAAGCAGGGTGATGATATCGGCCACCATGGCCACGTAGGACAGGGGCGGAATCAGAGGGATCAGGTCTGCGAGGGCCTTGAACAGGTCAGGGAAACAGTTGATCAGCGGCGCCGGGCTGAGCTGCGTGATGCACTTGCGAACAGCCTGTGTGCAATCCGCTATGGCCTGGATAGCCTTGAGGATCTTGAGCGCAGTATGGATCGGGGCCATCGCCGGTGCCAGATTGTTGAGGGCCTTGAGGATCATCTCCGACGGGCGAGGCGTCTTCTCCAGCTCGTCCCGGAGGAAGGTCAACTCTCCCATGCCCGGCATCGTGACCTTGAGGTCAGGCGGGATGTCCAGCGGCTCTATGCAGACAACAGAGGCCATTACTTTGGATACCTCGACACGGCGCCAGGGTTGATCGTCTTGTAGCCTGCACCGTACTTGTGCACCTGCTGCGAGGTCATCAACGCCGTTGGAACCTCGAGCAGGCTCAGGCTCAAGCTGAACTCCATCGGAGCGCCGTCGATGGTGAAGCGCTGGTACTCCACGGACAGCTCCTCGCAGACGCCGATGAAGTAGAGATCGGCGCCGGGCCACGACATGGCCACCAGAGGTGGAGGCAAACCAGCCCTCGTGGGCATCATCAGCGACTCGAAGAAGTTGCGGTAGTCCAGCAACACGCTGGGCTTCACCTTGTTGGTTTCCAAGACACGCTGGAGGACCAACAAAGAGCACCAGAGCTCCATGTCGATCGTGCGTGAGGCCGTCGCAGTCCACTGCGAGACCTCGTGTGAGAGACCAACGACGGCATGCTTGACGTAGTTGCTGGTGAAGCTCTCGGAGAAGTTTTCAGGATTGGCAATGGCGTAATACATGTATCCCCACCGCCGTTCCCACGGGAGCTTTCGGCGGAAGACAACGTGATCCTTGTACGCGATGCGACCGCTCCCATTGGGCCAGGTGGGGGAATCGGCGCTCTCCGCATTCGGATTCACGGTGCCGTTCTGCACGTTGCTGCTTTGCACCTTTGCCACTACAGCTTCTCCTCGCTCAGATGTCCTTCGGAGTCGCGTCGTTGACGACGCGGTCCTGGATCTGCACTTGGTTCTCTGCCTTGATGCTGATCGTTGGAGCCTCCATGATGATGAAGTGCGACGCTGTCAGCCTGATCGAGCCGTCGTCCAGGTTCATCGAGAGCACGGTCTGGGGGAAATCCTCGATGCTGCCGATGTTGAGCCTGGTCTCCTGACTCGTCTCAGCGATATAGACCTCGAAGCTCTCGGTCTGCGCCAACACCCTGACGTTCGGAGCGTCGGCGACGGTCTGCTCGCGGACCTTCTTGGGCGCACTGTCTGCACCCTTCGGGGCCGTCCATGGACCCGGGATGTAGAATGGCTCCTCGAAGTCTCCGAGGACAAAGCCAACGAGGACAAGGGAGCCCTCCCGGGGCACAAAGTAGGCACCCTGCCCGGCCTCGGTGCCACCAGGCATCCCCATGGGATACGTCCAGTCGGTGGAATGATCAGTGAGACCATGCACGTCGATCTTGCAGCGACCGCGCTTCAGTGGGTCCTGGTTGCTGACCACGGTACCCCACCAAAGCCGGAGTTCGGCCTCGCCGTCGAGATCCCTGTCGTCCCCTGTCCGGAACGCGCCTCTCATTTCTTGATCCTCGAGCCCCGCTTCCTGCCGGGGAACCACTTGCGCCTTGGTTTACGCTTCCTCTTCTTTTTCCTCTTCCCTACGGCCTTCGTCACCTTGCCCGGAACCGAGTAGCCAGGAGGCGCCGGCACTCCGATGGCACCCACCGGTAGGCCCCCATCAGACGGCCAGACGTAATCTGGCATGACCAGCCCCCGACTCTTTTGGGTGCCGCGCTTCATGATCGCGGTGACGGTGGTGATGTACCCAGATCCCACGTTGATCGTGTGCTCGACGCCGCGGACGTACCACAGACCGTCGATGATCGGTCCAAAGTTCTCGAGTGCGAGACCGGTGCCACGGAAAATGCGAGGGTTGCCAACCAGCGTGAGCTTGATGGCCCACTTGTTCTTCGCATGGTTGATTACCCTGCGCACCGCCGCCTGGTAGGCCTTCTTCGAGATGGACACGACGATGTCCTTGGGCCCAACATCATCCGGACGCTTCTTGTTCCTGGCCGGCGGCAAGCCCATAGCCCCAACGGGCATGTCCTCACCCCAGACATAGTCGACCTTCTGCCCCGTGAGGGGGTTGATCGACTTGCACTTGGCCGCCAGCATGTTGACCCGAAAGTCCCCATCGATCTCGTAGGAGAGCAGGTCGGGGCCCTTGTAGTAGCTGATGACTTCCTCGGTCTGCATCTTGTCCCATCCCTCTTGATGGAACCTGAACTCGCCACCGGTGTACTGGAAGGTCCAGCCCAACTCCTCAGCCTTGCGGTCCAGAAATTCGGCCACCGTCTCGTGTGACTTGATCTGCGACCTGTCGTAGGCAAGAGACTTGCCATCCGGGTGTGTCGTCTGGATGAAGATCTTGTTCTCCTTGAACCCATACTTGCGGGCCAAGGTCCTGGCGATGGTCGGTAGCGGGCCCTCGGCTGCTGGAGCCCACTTGTCATCATCCGGGTTGAAGTGCAGCTTCGTCCGGAAGGGCTGCGACTCCATCTCGATGGTGCCATAGGGGTCTGGGTGTGGAGAGACGAGGGACCTGTGAGGCTGACCCATTGCGAGGGCACGGATGCGCTTGATGGGCGCCCAGAAGGTCCTCGACATGATGGTCTCATAGCCCCACCGGATCTTGAGCTTCAAGCCCACAACCGCCACGCCCCAGTTGAAGATCAAGCCGTTGGAGTTGTCGAAGCGAAGCAGGATCTTGGGATGCTTCTTGGGCTCGTCGACATACTTGAACTCGACGAGCTGGCTCTCAAGAAGGCTGCCAGTCACATTCGCAGGGCCGCCGATCACGTCCATCTTGACCCGGGGGCCGAGCAGTTTGTAGCCCTCGAGCGTCATTAGAAGTCTGCCTCGTCTTCTTCCAGAATGCCCGAGAGAGCATCCTGAACGAGTGTGGGCGAAGGGATCACAACAAGGCTTCCAGGCTCCAGCCGGACAGTCGGGTCGATGATGGGATCAGGCTGGTAGTCGGCAATGGCCCACCAGAGGGTGTGAGCAAAAGGGATGCCATTGAAGTACTGCGCAGCCAGGGTCCACAGCGTGTCTCCCGGAGCAACCTCGTGGATGATGTCTTCATCCTCCTGGTCATACTCCAACCTGGGGCGCAGGCTGAGGAGCAGACGACCCCGCGCGTCCTTGATGATGTCGGACATCCGGTATCGGCTGATCGTCGTCAGCATGCTACTTCAACCCCTCGCCAGCCCGCTTGCCCCCACGCGCTGCCTTGACCACCTCCTCGGCTAGCAGCGGGAGTTGGGTGTCACCGATCTTCAGGTTTGGCCCCGCAAAGGTGACCTTCTGCTTCTGCTTCAGCAGCTTGGCCGTCTCGTTGGTGGCGTTGGCAATCTTGTTCAGATCCTGCGCTGGGCCGCCTGCAGTCGTGCCTGTCGTCCCCGGGCGCACCGCACCAGCGATGGGCACCACTGGCGCCGTGATCCTCGCCATGACCTTGTTCTGATCATCCAGTTTTGTCTTGAGCTCTCCCAGGGCTTTCTCGGTCTGCGCGGTGTTCCCCGTGAGCGTGGCACTGTCCCGCACTAAGCTCTTCTCATGATCGAGAAGCTGCTGAGCCACCCTGAGGGCCTCCTTTGCCTGCATCCGTTGTGTTTGAACTCCACCGCTGATCGTCTTGCCGAGCCAGGGGAGAATGTCCGACTTCACGATTTCCCCACCCTTGCCCGTGCGGATTACGGGCGTGAGTTCATCCACAACTTTCTGCAGTCGAGCCACACGCTCCGCGGCCGTGCCCACCTCCGCTGTGCGGGCGCCTGCCATCCGCGCTCCGGCCATGAGTCTCCAGACTGGAATCTTGGACAGGTCTCCGCCGGCCGCCTGCAGCGCCTTCTGCAACTTGTCGGACTCGGCCGTCTTGCTCATCATGATGAAGGCGGCGAGGTTCTGCTTCTGCAAGTTAAGAAGGGCTCGACGGGCCTCGACCTCCTTGCTCGTCGCATCGATCTGCTTCTGCTGGGCCTCGACGAGCTCGTTCTCCTTGAAGTGGATAGCCTCCAGAGTCTTCTTGAACTCCTCCGAGCCCTGAGCACCAACGCCGAAGGTCTTGCCCATGTTCCCCAAAGACTCAATCAGGCGCTTGTTGGTCGGCTGGAACATCTTCACGAGGTTCATCAACTGGCCGGCAGCAAACTGCGCCTTCATCAGGTCGTCAGCCTTGACCTTGGTCTTCGGATCGGCCATCTGGCGCTGGACCCGGGTCACGAGTGCCATCCAGTTGTTCATCTGCTGCAGGCCCTTCTCGCCGACGCCCGGAGCCTTGGCGATGAGCGGCACAAGCTGGCCCATCTGCCGGAGGCCCTCGAAGGAAGGAATGGGAAACTTGAGCTTCTGCAGCTTGGTCCACTCCTTGATCCCATCGGCCAGGCGATCAACCGTATGTCCGAAGTCCTTCATGATGGCCTTCTCGACCACCTGCTGCTTGACGGCCATCTTGCCGGCCTTCTCGAGGTCCTTCATCATCTTGTTGACGTCGATCTCACCTCCGCCTCCGCCAAAGACATCGACCCCAAACAGCTCCAGCCAGGAGAGAACGCCCTGCAGGATGATCAACGGGGCGAAGGATCTGGCGAGTGCGCGCACAGACGCGCCAGCCGCGTACATCGCGTTCTTCATGGTCGACATGGCCCGAGCCGTCAGGAGCGTGCTGGTCCGCGCCACACCCTGCACCTGCATACTGGTGTACCATTGCGCATCCATGGCCTGGGCCGCCCTGAAGTTCGACCAAATGGCCGCCTGTGTTGTCTTGAGGCCAACCACCAGACCAGCAAGTCGGCCTGCAAGACCCCCAGCCGCCGCTGTTTGTCCGAGGAACATGAAGGCGGCGCCCAGCACCCTCGCCGCGGCAGCTATGGCGAAGATCACCGTCAGCGCGCTCATGAGCACGCCAGCAAACTTGGCGACGGCAGTGAGCACGGCGTGAATGACCGGGTGGGCCTCCAGCCAGGTCTTGAAGCCAAGGGCGAACTCTTTGATCTTGGATACAATCGGGGTGACGAACTCCAGCATTGGTCGGAACGCGGTTTCGAGGAGGATGCCGATGGACTCCCTCAGGAGCTTGATTTGCTGTTCGAGGGGCATCATCGCCTCCTCGGTCATACGGGTCAGCGTGCCATCAGCCCCTTTCAGTTCCGAGTTGATCTTGGCGAAGGCTTCACCCATCCGCAGGGCTCCTCCCTCGGCTTGGGGAAGACCGGCCCGAAGCTGGCCGACGGCAGTGATCCACGGCCCAACCGCCCGGGCACCGAACACCTTGTCCATGAACCGGCTGAACTCCTCCGTGCTCATCCTCTCCTGAACCCGCGCCAGATCAAGCAGGATGGTCGACAGGCTTTTGTACTGGCCGGCGGCGTCGAATGCTGAAATCCCCTGCGCTTGAAACTCTTTCTGCACTCGCGCCCGCGCCAGCCTGAGAAGACCGGTGCGCATCCCGGTGGTGGCCCTCGAGGCTTCCGTGCCGCCACGCACCGCGAGTGCCAGCATGCCGACGAGTTCCTTGAACGACTGTCCGGAGAAATTCGCGGCCTCGCCCAACTTCTTGAAGCCTTCATCCATCCGGGCCACCGGCGTGCCCACGACCCTGGAGATGACCGCCAGCTCGTCCAGCTTTCCGGCAAGCTCAGTGGCCTGCAGCCTGAAACCACCAACGATGCGCGATGACATGAGCGCAGCGCGATTGAAATCACCCTCCAGGTAGGTCGTGGCTATCGACATCGTCGGTGTGAGCGCCGCAGCCGTGCCCTCGACATCCCTCAAGGCCATGTTGAGCCGGGTGGCAGCCTCGACGGCCTCGGCAGGGGCGAACGGCGTCACCGAGGCAGCCTTGCGCGCCGCTTTTTCCAGACGTGTAACCTGGTCCGCGCTCAGCCCAGTGGCCACCTTCAGACGCGTGGCGGCGTTCTCCATGTCCATGGCCGGCTTGATGGCCGCAGCCATCCACTGGGCTGCACGCTGGGCGACGATCAGGGCGTTGTAGGCACCAGCGAGAGCTTGAAGGCCCGCGCGCCCCTGATCAGAAGTCTGCTTGATGGCATCGCCCATGCGACGTGTGGATCGCTCGGCACTCTGCGCTGCAGGCGACAGCTGATCGACACCCTTGAAGGTGAAGGTCATCGTGTAGCCCACGTTGCGCGCCATCTGGCTCTCCTACCTCACAGGCCTCTGTGCCGGCATTTGTTGGGCCTCCTTGCTCCGCTGCTCGTCCAGCATCGTGACCAGCTGGTCACGATGACTGATGTCAAGCTCAAGAGCCTCGGACCACGTGATCCCCAGCGACGTCAGTTGGGGCGTTATGCCACACAGATAGAAATGCACCCTCAGCCAGCTTTCCTCGTCTTCGAACGGACATAGCGCTTGCGGCTGGAAAAGAACTCCGCCCCGAAAGGGAGCAAGACCTGCTGGACGTTGCCGCAGGTCGGGCACTCCACGTCGAACATCGTCTCGACACCACCCTCGAGCTCGTCCGTCGCGTCCCACAGGCGGTCACCCACAATCGCCTCCATGTCCTCGACCAGAGCGACAATCTCCTTGAACCGGTGTCGGCCATCGAGCTCCACGATGCGCCGGGCCAGATGGTACGTCATGATCTTGGCCTCGTCCTTGGTGCCCAAGGTGGCGAGGAAGGAGTCATCTTCGCCGCGCATGAGCCGACACTTGGCGACACGCCCGTCATGAAGCGTGACGGAAATCGGCTCTCCGGTCTTGACCGCGTGCAGGCCCTGCTCGGACACCGGCACCACATCGATGTCGTCATCCAGGTTCACGCCCCAACCGAACATCTTGCGGCACGAGCCGCAGGTGACCCTGAACTCGTAGTCGGCGCCATACGAGGCGATGCGCAGCTGGATGAGGATGTAGGTCCTGTCCGAGCTCAGAACCTGGTCCCAGTCCACTACCCCCTCGGGGAAGTTGTAGGGGCCGGGGTCCGTGGTCTCCTGCCAAACCGAACGCAGCAACTCGGCGATGACGCGACCGGACACGCCTAGCTTCCGGTTGATGAACAGCTGTTCGTCTTTGACCTTCATGCCGCGGATGCGGCCTTGCAGCCCGGACGGGCAAGTCACTTCGATCATTGTCTTTACCTCTCTATACCTTGTGGGCGCCGGCCTATCCGACGCCTCGCTGCAACCCTATTCGGCGCGGGTGCTACGCCAACGCTTCGCCGATCTCGAACCAGTCGTAGGTCAAGATCAGCTGCTCGATCACCACCTCGTCTGCGGTGTTGTCCCAGTCGCCCGCGATGAACTTCTGGACCCAGACGTTGAAGAGAGTCCAGACCCTCTTCTCCGAGACGCCGTCGCGATCGAGCTGGATGATGTCGACGTCCTCCAGGTAGACGCTGTGGTTGCTGCCCACGCCGCGCGTGGCCTTGTTGAAGCCGCCCACCGACGCGTTCACCACCTGCAGGGCCCAGTCGTAGAACTTCCTCGACGTGGATGCCCCCCGCTCGAGGGTGACATCGGTCATGGTCGCGCGGCCGGGCACCTTCCATGGGATGACGCTGCCGCCCTCCCAGTACTCGATCTTCGCGACCTCGTAGGAGAGCTCGGAGCACTTCTGGAAGCCCGCCCACCAGCCGTCACGCACCTCAACGAGGAACTGGTGCTTGGGGAAGAGCTCCCGCTGCTTACCGAGAATCTTGACATCGTTTGCCATCGCTATTTACCTCCGTGCGAGCCCTGATCGAGAGCCCGGTTTCACGATACCTGTTAGCCCTGCCCGAACAGCTCCTCGTCCAGCGCCCTGGTGTCCTTGGTGACCTTGATGATCAGGAACTCGGCCGGCGTGTTCGTTGCCAGGCCGACTCGCATGACCAGCTTGCCGGCCCTGATGACGCTCGGCGGGTTGAGGGCGGCGCTAACGTCCACGAAGAACGCCGTGCTCGGGTCGGTCGTGGCGAAGGCCCCGCGCTGCATCCAGGCGTGCAGCTCCGCGTAGACGGTCTTGTAGACGCTCCTGCGCAGCGAGGGGGTGTTGTTCCGATGCCGGACCCACTGCAGGCCGCTCTCGAAGAGCTGCTCGAGATGGGATACCCCACGGCGCTCACCCACGCTTGGGAAGTTCCCGTCGCCCTTGAGGGTGCGAGAGCCGTCCACGAAGATGCCGTAGCTGCGCAGATACGTGATGGGATTGATGCGCTTGGGGTAGATGAGGTCGCGGGTGGACTCGAGCTTGACCTCCTCCCGCTCCAGCTCCACGATGCCGACGGGCTTGCCACCCTCCACGCCGGCCGGCTGGAAGAAGGGTCCCTCGGGCTCATCGCTGTCGTTGCGAGCCATGATGCCGGCGATCATGCCCGAAGGAGCCATGGTCACGGTCTCCACGGTGGAGCCGTAGACGACCTTGGACGGGTTGATGATCTTGACCCGGGGCCAGTACAGCATCGCATGCTCGGTGACGCCCTCGGCGCCCAACGCGGTCTGCTGCGCCTTGATGCCGGTCACGGTGAGGTCCTCGTCCGGGTCCAGAATGGCGACCACCATCCCCTTCCGGTCGTCCTCGCAGTAGGCGATCATGGCCTTCTGAGTGGACGCGTGCACACTGTCGGGGCAGGCCAGGATGGTGATGTCGTCGCTCAGGTCGAAGGCGTATAGGCCCGTCGCGGCAGCCTGGTCCCCGATGAAGTCGAGATAGTCCAGGCTCGTCAGGCCGTCGTCCCCGCTGGCCAGCGTCGCCGCGGACACGTTGGCCGGCCTGTCCGCCAGCGCCGTGCCCAGACCCGCGTCCAGGTCCTCGGCGGTGATGCGCGTGGAGCCGATGTCCGCATGGTTGATGATGGTCTCGACGAATCGATCGCCGGTGTCGTCCATCGTCAGGTTTGCGAAGCTCTCCAGCACCACGCCGTTGGCGTCGAGAACCTGCAGGTTGAACTCCTCGGCCTCGCCGCTGGTGGAATCGGCGATCTTGATCGTGAGGCTGTTGACGTAGGCGCCGTCGTACTTGCCCCAGATCTTGAGGGTATCGACCGCCACCGAGCCCACGCCGTTGTAGGTGCCAGCGGTGAAGCCGACCACGGTGTTGCCCGTGCCGGCGCCGATTTCGAGGGTGACGGATGCGCCGACGGCCACGGTCGTGATCTTGACGGCGCCACTGACCACCGAGGACGTGACGCCCGAGCCGTTGGTCCACGCGGCGACGATCATCGCGCCGACCTCAGCCGCGGTCACGGCGTCGACGTTGGCCACGTTGCCGGTGCCCTGAATCTCGGCGGTGGGGAAGGCCAGGTTCGGGGTGCCGCTGTTGGCGGTGCCACCGGTGATCTCCACGTAGGAGCCGGTGCCGCGGCGGTCGGACTCGATGGTGACCCTGAGTCCAGCCGAGGTCACCGTGGCCCTGGCGCCGACGATCTGGGCGTTGATGACCTGGGCGATCTCCTCGGCGGTGGCCGCCGCCGGCGTAGCGAAGTCGCTGGTCTGGAAGGTGATGGTCTGGACGACGCCCTGGTTGATCTTGACCGTCAGGGTGTAGGGAGCTCCGGAGAAGTCCCAGGTCTCATCGCCCCCGTTCTCCTCCGAGGCGGCTGTGGCCGCCACGGTGGCAGTCTGGTTGCCGATGCCCTCGACGTTGCCGATGAAGGTGTCGCCCGGCTCGAGGTCGAAGGTCTCGGTGTTGCTGCCCGTGTGGGACGCCTCGCCGTCGGCGACCAGGCCTGTCTGCAGCGTCCCGTAGCCCTTCGCCGAGGTCTTGCTGCTGGCGATCGTGGGATCCGTGTAGTGCACCACCCGGCTCACGTATGCCAGGTTGCCCCCATTCAGGAAGTAGGAGCGGACGGCCAGCGCCAGCTGGTAGTCCTCCACGTAGGTGCCGAAGTAGCGCTGGTACTCCTCGAACGAGGTGACCAGCTGAGGTGTTGCGATGGGGCCCTTCTCCGCGACGCCCATGATGGCCAACACGGCTGAGGGCAAAGTGGGGAAGCTCCGGATCGTTGGGTCTTCCTCAGTGATGATTATCTTTGACGAAAGCAGTTCGGCCATTTTTGCCTCCAACCTGGTTTGGCAGACTCCGACTACACTATCACAGCTGCTTTATTTCCACCAGAGTTCCGTTAAATTTTTGCGTCTGTAGCTCTAGTGTATCCACCTCACGAGCGGCCAAAATCGGCGGCAGATACAACACGGGGACCCGACGCACCTCAAACGTGCAGGTGAACGTGTGCAGGTTCGAGTTTGCCAGCCCGGCCCCAGTGGCCGGCTGCTCCGTCATGATCAACGGCAACCGCACAGTCCAACCAGCCGGAATGTCACCGGGAACCAAGAGATACGGATTGCGCCTGAAGAACTTGTTGACGAGCCCCATGAGGGTCAAGAACTCAATTTGTGAGTCAGATTGCCCAATTAGCTCGTATCCCAGGGTGTGCATGATGGGATTCGGCCAGAGCTGGAACTCGTCTCCGGCCAAATCCTCTTCGATATCAGGGTTTTCCCAGCCGTAGGCGTCCTCGACCACATCCGGACCCACCAGGTGCACCGAGGGCACGCCGGCCTGCGCCAGGATGATCCCATCAGGCGAGTAATCGGTGTGGGTCTTGGATGTACTGAGCAGCAGGGTTTGCCGCTTCAACCACTGGAGCAACAGACGCGTAATCCTTGCGAAAGGTGACTCCAGCTGGAGTGTAGGAGGCCGCAGGGAGTCTCTGGAGAAGGTGAAAGCCGCCGCAGCCGTGACCGTCTCCCCCGGGATGGGCACAAGATCGTCGTCGAGGTTCGTGACCACCACGTCCATGGCCGGGAAGGACTCGAGGTCCGGATCCCCCGGGTAGAGGGGGATGAGGGCCACGATGGTGTCGTCGGCCTCGACCCAGATCTTCTCGGCCTCGGCGCCGCCGAAGGTCACGCTGACGTAGACCGGGTCGTCCCCGCCCACGTACCCCGACGCAGGTGGCGTGTAGACCCGGAAGTTGGTGCCCGTGATGACAACCAGGGCGCCGCCTGCTGCCGGGCCCGAGCTAGGATCGATGTTGGTGATGGTGGGGATGGCCATCTACGCCCACCTCCCCTGTAGGCCCAAGTGGGTGGCCCAGCTCTTGATCATCCAGTCGACAGCGCGGGGTTCCACATCGTTGTCCCAGGTGGGCCCCCAGACAGGCCGTGGCGGCACGTTGATGACCAGGGTGCGAGGCCTGAATCTGAAGAGCCGCGATTGCCAGGGATGGGTGATGGTCCCATACAGGAGCATCAAGTACGTCCACATGCGACGGGTCATCTCCACGGTATGGTTGTAGCCAGTCTCGTGCATGGCGGCTAACGTGCTCAGGGGTAGCCGAGGGGCCCCGGCGCTGGGCCCAAACACCGGCTGCACGCCGATCTTGAAGGCCAGCCGGCCCGTCGGCCGACGCTGAATGGCTCGAACCATGGCCCCACTGCGGATCAAAGGGCGAGAGCCAGGGTAAGGCGGAATGGGCGAGCGAGCCCCGCTGCCCAGCTTGCCCTTCCGCCGCTTGGCAAGCGTGCCATCGCTGAGCTTCACAAGAGGCAAGCGCCCCTTGTAGTTCGCGACGAGGAAGTTCTTGGCGTTCATCGACACGTCAGCTAGACCCTGGCGCATGGCATGCCGGTTCTGCGTCTGAATGCGCTTGAACACCCTGAGCACCCTGTGGTACTCGCCGGACACCTGCACGCTGAAAGCGCCAACGGCCATCACATCTCCCGCTCTTTGGAATTGAGAAAGGCGATATAGAGGTCGTAGCCGTCGGGGCCGAAGCCCCACGAGCCCGGCGCGATCTCGAAGATGTAGAGGCCCGGAGGTTCCAGATGCCTGGTGATCTGCTTGGGCTTCTTCTTGGACTTCAGCGACGAGACGCGATCGTTCTTCTTGAGTAGCAACTCCTCCTGCGCGGTGATCAGCTTGAGCTTGCGCAGATCCTTCTTGTGCAGCACGAGCTGGATGTCGCTGTCGGGCATGTCGCCGGTGAAGCGTTGGCGCAGCTTCTCGAACTTGACGGGCTCCACCTGACAGGGGACGTTGACGGGCGGGAGCTCCACCCGTGCGTCGTCGCGATCGATGCGCTCGCCTCGCGCGTCGTCGTAGACGATGGGCTCACGGAAGTCCTTGTCGTAGCCGCCAGTCGCGCCGGTGTACGGCTGGACGTCCTGCGTCGAGGATGGACTCAGGCGGTGCCAGGTCGCAAGAGAGACCTCGAGGATCAGTGGAACTCTGAACGCCATCTCACCCTGCTACCCCGACGTGCGTCGGACGCATGTAGTCCACAAGGATGTCGTCCAGACGGATGTCCCCGGTCATCGTGGCGTGCTTCGAGAGACTGGTGTCGAACTGGATCTCCTGGTCCCTGGTCCTGGCCTTCTTGACCATGCCCGGGTTCTGCGAGGCCCAATCGCTACTGTCTGGGTCCTGCAGCTGGCGAAGAGCCAGCGTCGTGGCAACCTCTTCCAGCGGGAGTGGCACCATGCCAAACGGTGAACCGTCGGGGTCGGTGTACCCATAGGCGCCCTTGGCCCGGATGTTGAGCTCCCCACGGGGAAACTGCGTGACCGTCACCAGGTCCGCCGGGATGCCCACCCTGGCAAAGGTGATGCGCGGGTTGTCGCGGTCGTCGGGGCTGAGCACGTAGCCGAGATGCCTGTTGTAGACACGCAGGGTGGAATTGTCGAGGGTGTACTGGTCGAGGATGCCCGTGACGACGCCGGCCTCCTCGATGACCAGCTCGCTCAGCCCGATGATGGGCTGGTCGAGCCAGATCTTGCGGCCCTCCGGCCGCACCGTGTGGCGCAGGTCCAGGTATCGGGGGAAGAAGAACCGGCCGGTGAGCCTGTCGATCTCCTTGGACATCCGCCACAGCATCTTCTGGCGGACCTGGAGGTCGTACTCGTCGAGGATCTCGATGCTGGACCCGACATAGCTTTCGAACTGGCGACCTGTCCGGAAATGGGCCGGGTCCAGCACTTCAAACTTGTAGCTCGCCTCGAGCTCCGTCGAGGTGGCCTCCACCTTGTAGTACCAGACGATGGCATGCTCACCTGCGGTGAGACTGCTGCCGGCCGGATCGAGGGCCGCCACGTAGTGGCCGGTCCGAACTCGATGGCCACCGCTCGCGCATGGGTCCGTGTTGACGGTGCCGGAGGCCAAGACCGAAGCGTTGCCGGCCGCGAACACCTCCCAGCGGAGGGCAAAGAGGTCCTTGAGGAATCCGTCCTCCTGGTAGAAGAACG